ACCGAAGAAGCCGGAAAGAAGATCGCCAAGAGCCTGATCAAGAGTCTGAATGGCGAAAAAGAAACGCTGAAAAAATCCATGCGGGGCATTGCAAAGGATATGATCGAAGCGTTTAAAAAAGCGTTTGAGCTTGGAAAATCAAATAAATCCGCGAAAAGCACGAAAACGTCAACAAATGCAAAGGGTACCACAACTTCGGGCAAGACAACGGCAAAGAAAAAGAAGGCAAAGGGCACCGATGATTCTGAGCTGGATCTGGAAACCCTGAAAGCAAATGCGGCAAGTAAGAAAAAAATACAGAAGCTGGCAAAAAAAGGACGACTGTCTGAGGTGGGCAAAGTACTGGAAGCACTCCCGACACCATTCGAGGATACTGAACAGAAAAAGGCAGCATTACAAAAGCTGGATCCGAAGCTGTTGGCATCCCTGGACCGGTTCGAGCAGACGGTTAATCAATTAGGCAATTTCATAACCGTTTCAAATGCAGGCAATGCATCGATAGGGAAACTATTAGAAGCGGCAAGCAACCAGACAATACAGTTACAGGCAGAGCTGCATACCACGGTCGACCTGGATGGAAGGACGGTAGGCAAGGCGGTCACACCATACGTCAATGAAAACATGAACACAATACGGAACCGGCAGAGGAGGGGAAGCTGATGGATGTACAGATCGGAAAGTATAAAATGGGCGATTTTGGGCTGAAACTGTTGGGTGTGGACCTTGGTACGCCGTCCGTCCGGAAAAGTACCGTGACCATCCCCGGCAGGAACGGTGCACTGGACTTGACGGAAGCCATTACCGGTTTCCCAGTGTACGACAATGCAACACATAAGCTGACGTTCGACTTCAAGGACGGGACTTACAGCACCTGGCTGTCAAAAGCCAGTGACATCCGTGGGAAACTGCACGGCAGGCGGCTCCCGGTCATCTTCGGGGATGACGACTATTATTACGATGCCAGGGTAAGCGTGGACAGCAGCAAGCTCAACCAGCATTACAGCCAGATCGTAGTCACGCTGGATGCAGAGCCGTACAAGCTGGCACGGAAAACGTCACTGGATGACTGGGAATGGGACAGCTTTAATTTTGAAACGGATATCATCAGAGACTATAAAAACATCCCGGTACCGGGTGAAATCACGGTCGTAGGGGATGTGATGCCGACGGGGTGTGTTTTTGAAGCTTCGGCGGCGGTCACAGTGACATATGACGGAAAAAGCTACCAGATCCCAAAAGGGCACAGCACGGTGCCTGATATCCTGATCACAGAGGGCAGCCATACCATGCAGTTCGAAGGGGATGGCGGCACGGTTTCCGTAGAATACAGAGGAGGCAGGTTCTAATGTATAAGATCACGCTGGATGGTTCCTACCTGTACCATCCGTGGATAAGAGGCCGCTGCATTACGGAAGGGGCACTGACTCAGGAAGTCAACAAAAACGGCTCCTGTGATGTTTCGATTGTCCTGGATCATCCGCTTGCGGCATCCGTCCTGCGGCGAAAGTCCATGCTGGAAGTAGTCCGGTTCGACCTGACGGGCAGTGAGAAGACGATCTACCGGGGCGTTGTGATGAACACCGTCGAAGACAGGAACATTGAGATGGAGATCCAGACAGAAGGCGACCTGGTATTCTTCCAGGACAGCATCATCCGTCCATTCCACAAGACCGGCACGGATGTACCGGGAAAGACAACGCCAGGAAATTATTTCAAGTGGCTGGTTAAGAAACACAACGAACAGGTGGATGATTTCAAGCAGTTCCTGATCGGTCAGGTGACTATTACCGGGGAAGCGGCAGACCGGGAGCGGAACGATTACAGCACCACGAGGGACATTCTGGATGAACTCGTCACAGAAAGCGGCGGGTATATCCGGACACGAACCGTCGGCGGTGTGCACTATATTGATTACCTGGCAGAATATGAACAGGCAGGCGGCCAGGATATACGGCAGGGGAAGAACATAATTGATGTTACCAAGAACGTCAAGACGGATGACCTTGCAACGCGTCTGATCCCGCTCGGGTCATCGACGTCAAACAACGAATGGCCGGTCACGATCGCAAATGTAAACGGTGGCAAGGATTACCTGGAAGACGCGGCAGCCGTGAAAGAATACGGCATCATCACGAAGACCGTGGAGTTTTCCGAAATACAGGACCCAACGAAGCTGAAAGAAGAAGGCGAAAAGGCATTCAAAAAGATCAACGGGGCAAATCTGGTAACAGAATTATCTGCAATCGACCTGTCGGATGCCGGTTATGATGTGGATATGCTGCGGATCGGTGAAAAGGTTTTTTGTGCAGCACCCACGTACAACATACAGCAGCAGCTGCAGATCACGAAGAAGGTGACAGACCTGTTAAAACCGGCAAACAGCAAGGTCACGCTTGGCGGTACGGCATTAACATACACACAGCAACAGCTGCAGGCAGGGCAGGGGCGTGTGAAGTACACAACAATAACAGCGATAACAAATGGGCAGATTGATGAAATCTGTATTTATAGTTAAAAGAAAAGGAGAAAATATTATGGCAAAATTTTTGGATACAGCGGGTTTGACTTATCTCTGGAGCAAGATTAAAACAGCATTGTCAGGAAAAGTGGACAAAGTAAACGGTAAAGGACTGTCTACGAACGATTACACGACAGCAGAGAAGAACAAACTGGCTGGAATTGAAGCCGGTGCGAATAAGTACACGCATCCGAGCTATACGGCAAAAACAAATGGACTCTATAAAGTGACGGTAGATGCGAACGGGCACGTATCTGCCGCGAACCCAGTTACAAAAACAGATATCACTGGCCTGGGTATCCCAGGAAGTAATACAACCTATTCCGATTTCAAAGGAGCAACCGCAAATGCAGCGGGTACACACGGACTGGTACCAGCACCAGCGAAAGGTGACACCGGTAAAATCCTTAGTGGCAAGGGAACGTGGGAAGCTATGACAATGACCTACGCCGAGGAAAATTACAGCATGGCATCTATTGGAATTACTTTTGCTGATAGTACCGTAAAAACAAATATTCCAGTTGCAACTACTGGTAATATGGGTCTCATGCCTCCAGTGATGTTTACAAAACTGAATGACTTGCCAACAAATGCAGATTTATCTGGTACCTATGCGAAGAAATCCGACATCACAGGCGTGTACAAGTACAAGGGTTCCCTGGCAGATGCAACAAAACTGCCGACTACAGGGCAGGTTACCGGTGATGTGTACAACCTGGAAGCGGCATCTGATTACGGGCCGGCAGGAACGAACGTGGCCTGGGACGGCAAGGCATGGGATGCCCTGGGCGGCATGTTCGTAGTCGATGCCATCACCAACGCTGAAATTGATGCCATCTGCGTGTGATCGAATTGATATAGGAGGAAGAGACATGGCGTATCTGGACAAGACAGGACTTACTGAGTTATGGAAGAAAGTGAAAAGTTATGTGGATGCCAATGCCGGAGGAACACAGACAACAATTACAGGAAACGCAGGATCAGCTACAAAACTCCAGACGACACGGGCAATAGATGGCGTTAATTTCAATGGTACGGCTGACATTGCCCATTATGCCGTGTGTTATACGTCAGGCTCTACCGCCGCAAAAACAGCCAGCCTGACGAACTTCAAACTGGTAGCTGGTGCAAGGGTGTTTGTGCGTTTCAGTTATGCCAACACCGCTGCAAATCCAACACTGAACGTCAATAGTACAGGGGCGAAGCCAATCTATTACCGGAACAGCAACATCCCTGCAGAGCTGATAGATCAGTACACGGTTTTGGAGCTGGTCTACAGCGGATCATACTGGTTTGTAGTCGGAAATATGAATATCCTGACCAAGGGCGACAGCATAAATATTGAATGTTTCACGGCTGGCTATGTGACATCCGCAGGCAAGGAAGTGCAGTTCTGCATTCCGGTATCGACACCGATTGTCGGCTGCAGTTCTGTTAGCATAGCATCGGCAACCGGACTGCAGATCCGGCAGAATGGGAATTATATTTATGGTGGCAATGCATCCACGCTGGTAGCGGCATCGTCCTACCGGGGCGTTGTCAACCGTAATATGGTATCTATTGCCGCAACGATGCCGAATACAACCAACGCAGTCAACAATGCACCATGTGGTGTGCATGCGGCATTGAAGCTGACATTTTCATAGGAAAGGGGAACAGGAATGGCTATAACAGAGAACTTAAAAAAGATACTGGCGGCAGTTTACGGGCGGGATGTCCGGCAGGCGATCCATGATGGGATTGCAGGGTGCGATGAGAATATCAAAGCAGAATGCAGCAATCGAGAAAAGGCAGAACAAGAATTCGCAACAGAAATACAGAATCTGGAGAAAAAGGAAAAGGAATCGAGTACCAAAATCCAGGATCTGGAAAATCAGTTAACAAAAAGTATCCAAAATTTGGAAGATAAAATCGCAATCGTAACAGCCGGTATTTTCGAAACAGTAGAAGCAGCAACAATAAATGCATTAAAAGATTACAGATGGTATAAACATCCAACAACGTCAATGCTTACCTCTATGCCGGCATCTCCTAGTAGGGGATATTATTATCAGAACACAAAAATCAGTGCAACACCTGGTAGTACATACAGAATAACAGTCTATGTAATGAATGCTGAACAGGACACAGAAAATATCATTGCTGTTGCAAGTGGTTCCGGAACGGACAGTTCCTATTCAGATTTCCTGGGATTAGATGTAACTCTGGAAGAGGGAATGCATGATTATTATGTGACTATACCACAAGGATACAATCTGTTGCTGGTTACTACAGAAAATTATGTTGCTGGAAATATTGCCATCAGCAAATTAAGATTATAACAACAAGAAAGGAAACGAAACATGAAAAAAGAAATGTTATGTACAGGTATTGGAGCAGTCGGTGGGGCGATTGCTTCTTTTTTTGGCGGCTGGGATCAGGCATTGATGACGCTGATCATTTTTATGGCGATCGATTACATCTCCGGTCTGATCGTTGCCGGGGTATTCCATAACAGCAAGAAGACGGAATCTGGGACACTTGAGAGCCGTACAGGCTGGAAAGGTCTGTGCAGGAAATGTATGACGCTGCTGTTTGTTCTGGTGGCGTACCGGCTGGATCTGGCAATCGGTGTGGATTACATCAGGAATGCTGTGATCATCGGATTTATGGCGAACGAGCTGATCAGCATCGTAGAGAATGCCGGACTGATGGGCATACCGCTGCCGGCAGTGATCGCCAATGCGATCGACATACTGACACAGAAAGCAGAGAAAAAAGGGGACGCATGAGCGTCCTCTGAGAAAGGCAGGTAAAAATTATGAGTGGAAGCTACAAAATTACAAATGCTATATCATCGTCCAGGGTCCCGGCATGGGGAAATCAGAAAAAGTACATTGGAGTGCATTATCTGGGCGTGGTCGGCCAGGCACATGACCTGTCGTCCGATGGGTGTGGTGCACATTTCTACATCTACTGGGATGGCACCATCTACCAGCGATGCAGTCTGGATGCAGTGCCGTGGGCGGTTG